CGTTTGACAGAGCGCCAGCATCACTAGCAATCGTGCATTGTCTTAGGGTAACAGTACCAGAACAATGTTGTACAATACCGTACCCTGGTCCTACAGTAGTTCCTAACTCACAATGATCAAGAGTAATTGCCGCGTTCATACTTACACCAGCAGCTCCAGCAGCATTAGCGTCTGTAACACCCGCTGTAACAGCACCGTTTGCGAGAGCAAGGGCGGCACTTCTAGCGTTACCAACCGTACCGTTAAGAACAGAGTCAAATACTTTAACTGTAACTTCTGTGTTACCTACGATTAGTCCTGCAGCATTGATTGTTACATTTTTAATAACAACATTTGATCCTTGAGAAGTAGCATCAGGGATGGAAAATCCGTTAAAAATAACTTCATCTCTATCACCAACACCTACAATTGCCACATCCCCAACATTAGATGTACGGGGGTCAGCATATGTTCCGGGATATACTAGAATGGTATCTCCAGAACCTAAAATTGTGGTGGGAATTTCATGTACGCTTTTAAACTGAGCATTATCTGTTAGCTCAGGGCTTACCTTATGAATAGCTTTATTTGCCATTAGTTTATTCTCCTTTTATAGGTTATTTACCTTTTCGCGATTTCCCAGCTTTGCTTAAGGCAATCGCGACAGCTTGCAGTTTCTGAGCCTTAGCTTTTGAAACTCCGCGCCGTTTTGAAAGTGTAGCGATAGATTTTTTTCTAGATTTACCTACACTCTTCTTATTTAATTCTTTTATATTAGCCGATATTGTTTTTTGGCTTTTACCCTTCTTCAGTGGCATCTAACTTAATCTCTATTTCACACTCTCCTTGAGATAGTGTGGTTGTTTCTGAATTACTATAAACAATATAATCTCTTAGTGAATTTAGATACGCCGAAGAAACAGCTAATTTATTTGTCCACCAACTAGGTAAGGAAGCCTCCATATCGTCAGGCAGTGCTTGTTGAATATCGTTAACCTCTTCTAAAATCTGTCTGCACTGTCTCATAGCAGAAGCAACATCTGTGTGTCCGTCTTTTGTTACAATTAAGTTTTCATCTTCAAAAGTTTTCATCTCATCACCCATTTCTTTTAGATTATCTTCCCACCAACTAATTTTAGGATCTAAAACTCCGTCATCTATAATTCTTTTTAATCTTCTATCATACTCTTGTCTGGTAGGAGGTGCATCACCATTTACAGCGTCAATTACGAATTGTAGTGTTGCAGCAGCTATTGTTAAACTTGCACACTTACCGATAACCCAACCATTTAATTCATCAATCATAATTGTAGGAGAGGCATCTTTTAAAGCGCCAACCATTTCGTGAGGAACTTTAAAATACAAACCACCTTCTACATAAATTTTTGCAGGATAAGGGTGTAGTTTATTTGTGTTTGAGTCTACAATACGAACAAAATCAAACCCGTCAATATTTTTAAATACGACTGAGTAAGCTTCATTAGTAGTGGGGTTTTTTTCAACATATGAAGGGATGCTAAAAGTGTCCATGAGTTTCATTACAAAACTTTTTGGACCCTCGTACACCCAGTTTCCTATGTCTACGTCTTTATATTCCATAATTAATTATATCCTAGACCTTTTTAAAAAGCCAATTTTAATTTGATTATCTATTTGAATAGTAGGGTTGAACCTATTTATTTAATTATCAATTTGATTTGAGGAGTTAAAAAGAGTAATTTCTCCTGTCTTTAAGTCTTCTTCTACTTTTTCTCTACTACTAACTATTTTTCCGCATTGAGATTTACACAAACTAAAACTTCTATCGTACCCTTGTAGAAACTGCTGCAACTTTCCCCAATATTGATAATTTAAAATTTTCTCTAAGGGAACTTCAAGTCCGTTAAATAAGTGTTCATAATCTTTTATGTAATAAAACTTAGAATTATTTTCATCATAATAGTGCCCTCCTGTCCAACAACATCTAAACACTAATCCTTCTGGAGAAATATACCATTTACCCCAATCATCCCATGAACATATAATTTTTTTAGGAATCTTTGATAAATCTTTTTTTCGCTTGTGGTGTCTATAAATTCCATCTTTTGGGGGATGGAAATCTCTATTAGTAGTAACAGTACTAAAAGTAGTAAAACCTAAATCTATAGCTACTTGTTTGGCTTCTTCTACTTGATGTTGGTTATAATCAAATACTATATATTTCCAATGAACTTGCGTACTGTTACAATCAATTACTGTTTTAGCATTTTCTAACACTTTTTCATATGTAGTATTAATTCTATAAAGAGAATGAGTATCAGAAAGACCATCTAAATCAAAATTAATAATGTCTTGTTTTGTTAAAATATTTCCAACATCTGTCCAATAATCTTTATCGTGTATCCCACCATTAGTATGAATTAATAATTTTGTATCATGTAATTTTACATAACTTATAATCTCTCTAAATTCACGATTCATTATTGAATCACCAAAATTACCATTAAATATTAACCATTCTAGGTTTTGTAATAATTTCGGATAAAACAAAGTTTTAAAATTTTCAAGAGTTATTGTATATTTAGCGTCATTTAAATTAACTCTAAGTGGTTTTAATCTGTGACATGCCGGGCATTTTGCGTTACAACGAAAAGTTAATTCAGTAGTTAGTTGTCGTATTTTTTCCAAGTTAGTTCCAATAATTAATGTGAATAGGTATTCCCGCAGGAATTGTTGCGGAAGGGTCTGTGAGCTGTATTACGCCAGAACCAGGTATAACATAGTCTGTAGTAGGTAGCTGTCCTATTCCTGATAAAGACACCCGTGTTCTTGCAATAGCTGTTACCGCTGCCCCAATTCCATAAGCATTTGCTCCTGCCACACTAGTAACAACGTTTGTAGCAGGAGATAGCGTAGTTCCTACAACAGCAGCAACATTATCTTGCACCACATTAATATTAGCATTTAGCCTATTAAAGGTTGCAAGATCGTTAGCAAGAGGGTCAACTCCTTGAGTTAAAAATGCTCCTACATTAGCTGTACCCCTAACATCTAAGTTATATGAAGAAGTAGCAGTCGCATCTCCAACAATGATATTTGCTTTTCCAGAAGCCGCATGTGTTCTAATTACTGCATTAGCGGGGGTTCCGAGACTAATAGCAGCGGCTACAGGAGCAGTGTTACCGGCAATACCTAGACCCCCAGCAATTGCAGTGTCTCCATCAGCAGCTATTGTTATTACCTCGGCTTTAGAGGCTACCCCAATAGTGCCTCCGTCTTTAATCTTAATGTCGTCAGCAAACGTTACAATACCGTCACTAGCAATTCCAATGGCTGTAGGAGAGGAAGCGCTACCAATTGTACCAGCATCTTTAATCTTGATATCGTCAGCAAACGTTACAATACCGTCACTAGCAATTCCGATAGCTGTAGGAGAGGAAACGCTACCAATTGTACCAGCGTCTTTAATCTTGATATCGTCAGCAAACGTTACAATACCTGTTGAAGCTATAGTAATAGCTCCGGTAGAAGATGCTACCCCTATTGTCCCGCCATCTTTTATGAGAATGTCGTCTTTAAAAGTAACAATACCGGCGGAAGAAACAGTCATTGCGTCAGCAGCAGATGCCACCCCTATTGTTCCACCATCTTTAATCTTAATATCGTCAACAAAGGTAACTACCCCGTCTGAAGCAATCTGTATTGCTGCCGTAGAGCCTGCAGAGCCTATATTTCCGTCATTAGGAACAAGAACCCCTGCATCTCCTGAAAGTACTATGGATTCTGCAGTAATATGTCGAGCGTCTAAATTAGCCGCACTTGTTGCACTAATAGCAGTATTAGTATGAGGAGAAGAGGTATGAGCTACCACAACTTTGTTTACTGATTCGTCATAACCAACAAAAACATTACCTTGTGCTCCCCGACTCATCATAAGCCCTGTATCTAAACTAGGAGTTCCTGACGCCCCAGAAGCAGTTAAAATAATCCTATCTTCAACTGTTAGGTTAGTAACGTTTTGGTCTACGGTATCGCCACTAACTATTAAGTTACCTGTAATTGTTAAATCGTCCGACACAGTAACTGCGCCATCTCCGGCAACAGTAATAGCTCCGGGGGCGCTAGCTGACCCAATAGTGCCACTATCTTTAATTTTAATGTCATCCACAAAGGTTACTATACCTGTTGAAGCGATACTAATAGCGGAAGTAGAACTTGTAACACCGATTGTTGCAGCGTCTTTGAGGATGATATCATCTTTAAAAGTAACTATACCACCACTGCTAATTT